CCGCTTCATCGGACTCCAGGCCGGAGACATGCCGAGCCGCCCGATGTGCTCCGTCGACGAGTTCGAGCTGCGCGCGCCAATCCGGCCAGCCTCCGGCGACCCCGACTTCGGTCTCGGCATCCCCGGCTACGCCGTGAGCTGGGAGGAGGGCTCGTGACAGCCGTCCGCTCCAAGCTCTGCATCGCCCGGAGTCTCCGACGCCGACGCATCATGGCCGGGCTGCTGGCAGCCATCCTCATCCTCGTGATCGGCTGGATCGTCTTCGCTGCCGTGCTCTGGGCGCTGCTGGCGCTCTGAGCTGCGTCCCTGACGCGCGCTGCGCCGAGGACTATGGTGGCAGCGATGCGCTCTTGGGACCCGACTAGATGAACCCGACCAAGCCAGCAGAGCGAGACGAGCGGCGCCGGAAGGTCGCCCACGCGATGATCGCCGGGGCGACGGTGAACCAGATGGCCGAGGTGCTCCACGTCAACCGCACGACGGTTCTCGCCGACATGAAGGTGGTCCGCGACGACTGGAAGCGAGAGCGGCTCGGCGCCTTCGAGCGCCTCTCGGCCGAAGTCCTAGTCAGGCTGGACAAGCTGCACGAGGCGGTCTGGAAGGACGCCCTCTCGACGACGATCACCTTCGAGCAGCGCATCCGAGCTGTAGCGATGGCGCTCAAGATCACCGACCAGGTCTCGAAGCTGGTCGGGCTCTATGCGCCGCTACGTCTCGATGTGCGGGACGACCGGATGCAGAGCCGGGAGGACTTCGACCGAGAGGTACGAGAGCACCTGGCCCGGCTGGACGCTGCCGACGCTGGAGCCGTCGAGGCCGAGGCGCGGGCGATACTCGAAGGCGCCCGAAGCAACGGAGACCACCCGAACGGTTAGCAAGTGTTAACGTAACGCCATGCCCCGTCATGCCGTAGAAGGTGCCCCGCTCCGCAACGTCGGGCTCCGGCTGACCGACCACGAGATCCAGCTCGTCGACGCCATCGCGACATCGAGGCAATGCACGAGGGCCGAGATGCTCCGGCGCATGGTCCAGCGAGTGCTCGCCGCCTACGAGTCGCCCTCGGCGAGAGCGCCGCTCGGCGTGCGCCACGAGGTCACCACACGCTTCAAGGGCCGATGAGTGCCCGAGTGGCAACCAAAGCTCGACGGCTACTCGAAAGTCGAGCTGGAGGCGTACAGCCAGCTCGCCCGTGACGCGCTCGCCCAGGCGCGCGACGAGTGGGAGGCGCACCGGGCTCGCTGGCTCGCTCAGACGCTCGGTGGCATCAGCGACGACGGCAGGCACGTCCCTCGGCGCGAGCAGCTCCCGCCCAGCTTCCTGTGGACGGTCCTGTTCCTCCTCGGTGGACGAGGCGCTGGCAAGACCCGACCCGGCGCCGAGCAGGTGAGCGAGTGGGCCCGGACGACGCCGAGCGCGCGCATCGCCGGAGTTGCCCCGGTCATCGCCGACTTCCGGGACATCATGGTCGAAGGCCAGTCGGGGCTCCTCTCGATCCTCCCGCCCTCGGCGCTCCGAGGCGGCAGCGTCTCGACGGCCTGGAACCGCTCCCAGATGGAGTTCAACTTCTCGAACGGGGCGATGTTCTCCGGCTTCTCCAGCGAGAAGCCCGGCTCGATCCGAGGGCCGAACCACTCCTACGCCTGGGTCGACGAGCCCGCCGAGTTCAAGGACGCCTTCCTGACGCCGACGAAGGACACGACCTGGTCGAACCTGATGCTCTCGCTCCGCATCGGCCAGCACCCCCAGTGCATCGTGACGGGGACGCCGAAGCCGGTCGCCCTCATCACCTACCTGCTCGACAACCCCCGCGTCACCTGGGTGCGCTTCTCCACCTACCGGAACCTCGGCAACCTCGCGCCGACCTTCCGAGACGAGATCCTCTCGATGTACGAGGGCACGACGCTCGGGCGCCAGGAGCTACACGCCGAGATCGTCCAGCAGATCGAGGGCGCCCTTTGGACGCTGGCGATGTGCGAGGACCGCCGAGTCACAGAGACGGAGATGGTGGAGGACGAGGACGAGCCCGGTGTCTTCCACCAGCGGCTCAAGCTCCCTCCGATGCTCCGCAAGGTCATCGCCCTGGACCCCTCGATGGGCGGCGAGGCCGGGATCGTCGTCTGCGGCGTCGGTCGGGACGGCCGGGGCTACGTCATCGACGACCTGTCGAAGAAGTCGAGGCGCTCCGAGTGGGCCAAGATCGTCGTCGACGCCTACTGGGCCGAGCACGCCTTCGCCGTCATCGCCGAGCGCAACCTCCCGCCGATCCAGGAGACCATCGACATCATCCGCTCGGTCCCGGCCAGCGAGGAGAACCCAGGCGGCGCGAGCGTCCGCATCATCCCCGTCAACGCCCGCGAGGGCAAAGCTGCCAGAGCTGGCCCGGTCGTCACCCTCTGGGAGCAACACAAGTGCTCCATCTGCGGCTCGCTCGGTGACCTGGAGTCGCAGCTATGCACGTGGATACCCCCCGGCCAGCCGGACGCCTCGAAGTGGTCGCCGAACCGCCTCGACGCGATGGTCTGGGGGCTCACCCACCTGCTCGTCCGCAACCGCCCCGGACGGCACGCTCGCACGAGCGCCAGCTCGGCGACGACGCAGATCCCGCAGATGACGAGCTAGTCACTCCATCTGCCCGCGCCGCGAGGTACGCTCCCAGCGTGGCCACCAAGAGCGGTCTCCCCGGCGTCCCGAAGCTGCCGAAGCCGACGAAGACCCACAAGCCGAAGCACATGCACGCCAGAGCCGCCCGGGCGGTCAGGGCATCCCCTGGGGGCAGCACGAAGAACGTCGGGGCTGCGACGTCGATGGGCAACCCGGCTCGCAAGACCCGAGCCCGCGCTCGTGGCGTCGTCGTCCAGGGATGACGCCGTGGCTGGCCCTGCTGGCAGCTTCCCTCGCTGCCTTTCGGATCGCCCGCCTCGTTGTCGCCGACTCGATCACCGCCAGGCCGCGCTCGTGGCTCGTGGTTCGCTCCCCTCGCCCTCTCGGCGAGCTGCTCTCGTGCGAGTGGTGCGTGAGCGTCTGGGCTGCTGGCGCCCTGACTGCCGGGCTCGCCGCCTCCGGCATCGTTCGGGGCTGGTGGCTCCTCTGGCTGGGCTGGCCCGCGATCGCCGGGCTGGCTGGACTCTTCGGATCTTGGAGTAGACGATGAAGCTGCCGTTCGCGAAGCCAGCGGCGCATCGGCGCCGCTCGCACATGTCCCTCAAGGCTGCCGAGAGCCGGACGAAGACGATCGAGCGCTCGAAGCTGATCCCCGAGCTGCTGGAGCGCGGCACCTTCCAGCATGAGCTCCCGAGCGACGCCGAGCTGCTCAAGGAACTCGATCGGATCGAGGCAGCCGAGAAGTCGGCAGCCGTCCGGACGACCCCGAAGGGCTCGCACGGGGGCAAGGGCGTCCAGGCCGCAGCCGCCGTCTTCGGGCAGGGCCGCCTCGATCGAGACGCGATCCCGCCGCCCTCAGCCGTCCGGCTCTGGCAACAGGAGGCGTGGGGCTTCTACGACCTCGTCGGCGAGCTGGGCTACTCGATCGACTTCTACGCCAACTGCTTCTCGCGCGTCGACCTCGTGCCTGGGCTGGAGAACGAGGACGGCACGGTCCAGACGACCTTCGACGACGAGGCGCCGGAGCAGAGCGACATCGGCAACATCGCCTCCCTCATCAAAGACCTCAAGCCGAGCCACGGCGGGCTGACCGGGCTCAACTCGACGGCAGGGGCGAACCTCGCTCTGGCGGGCGAGGGCTTCCTCTACCTCAACGACGAGAAGGACTGGAACCCCGGCACGTGGGAGTTCCTCTCGACTGACGAGCTGCGGCCCATCTCGGGCGGTGGCGGCTCCAGCTCGAAGGTGACCTGGGTGCGCTACTACGGCCCCGGCTTTTATCCACGACGTCTCGACGAGACGAGCTACATCGTCCGCTGTTGGTCGCCACACCCGCGGTTCTCCAGACATGCTCAGTCCTCGATCAAGCGGCTCTTGCCGATCCTGGACGAGCTGGTGCTGCTGACCCGAGAGGTGCGCGGCGAGACCGTCTCCCGCCTCGTCAACAACGGGCTCGTGCTGATGCCGGACGAGCTGAGCTTCACGAACGACGAGGAGGGCGACCAGGGCTCAGAGGAGCAGGACCCCTTCACTCGCGACTTCATCGAGTGGTGCATGAAGCCGATCACGGACAAGGACTCCGCTGCTGGCGTGGTGCCCATGACGATCGTCGGCCCGGCCGAGTACCTACAGCACATCCGCTACGTCTCCTTCGCCCGCCCGGACGCAGCGGTGGCGATGGCGAAGCGGCGCGAGGCAGTCGAGCGCTTCGCCCAGGGCGTCGACCTGCCCCCGGAGATCGTCCTCGGGCACATGAACACGACCTTCGCCAACGCCGAGCAGATCACCGAGGACCTCTTCCGCACGCACATCGAGCCGAAGCTCCTCGTCTGGTGCGAGTGCCTCACCGTCGGCTACCTCTGGCCCGCGCTGATGAAGGCGGCTGGCATCGGCCCGAACCCCGCCGGCACGATGCCGGAGATCCCCCCCGAGATCCGCAAGCAGCACATCTGGTACGACGCCTCGAAGCTCGTCGCCCACCCCGACCGCTCGAAGAACGCCAGCGAGGCGCACGCGGCGATGGTGCTCTCCGACGAGTCCTATCTGCGAGCGCTCGGCTTCACCGTCGACGACCTCCCCGGTCCCGACGAGGTGGCGATGCGGATACGGATGGCCCAGGCGCTCAACATCCGCGAGACGATCCGAGCCCAGGACACGAACGTGCTCCCCTTCATGGACCCCAACCTGCTCCGGCCACAGGTCCAGCCGGGCTTCCCCCAGGACGGCGTCACGCTCCCCGACCCCGGCTTGGCGAGACTGCTGGAGCAGCAGAAGGAGGCGCTCGGCGTCCAGCCAGCTCCCGGCACAAAGGGCGGCCCAGCGCTCCCGGCTCCAGTCCTGCCCGGCCAGCCTCCGGCGCCAGCTCCGGCCCCCGGCGCTCCTCCAGCTCCGGCGCCAGTCCAGGCGAGCGCGCGCCACGTCGTCTACAGCGGGGAGTCCTACGGCATCGGCGTGCTGGCGCTCCGCATCTTCGCAGCAGCCGAGATCACCGTCGATCGAGCGACCGAGCGGGCGGCGAACCGCCTCCGTGGCGAGGCCCGGCGCACCCCGACGTTCGCGATGGTCCTCGATGGCGTGGCGCCTGCCGAGATCGCCCGGACGCTCGGCCCGCAGGCGGTCGCCGACATCGGCATCGAGAAGCTGTTCGCCGGAGAGTTCGCCCCGTTCACCCGAGCCGTCACCGCCTGGGCGCGAGAGCACGGCTCGGCCTCGCCGGGCACGCTCGCCGAGCGCGTCACGGCCACGGTGCAGGAGATGGCCCGGCGACGGCTGTTCGATCCCGACTTCCGGGTGGAGCTGGCCTACTTCGCTCAGCACGTCGAGGACGTCGGCTGGACGCGACCGGGCCGCTGGTCGAACGAGCAGCCGAGCGCGCCGGAGCTGACGACCGGGCAGCCGTGAGCCAGGCGATCATCGACCGCGCCGAGATCGCTCGGCTGGAGGCCGAGTTGCAAGCGGCGTTCGAGAAGGCCGTCGCCGAGCACAAGAAGCACCTACCGGCGATCCAGCCCGGCACGCCGGGGCCCGACCCCTGGGACACGACGACCTGGGACGACCGGGTCCAGTCGACGATCATGCCGGTGGCCGAGCGCCTGCTCAAGGAACTCGCCTCGAAGGCGATGGCAGCGGTGCCAGCCGCGCTCGCTGGCTTCGGAGCCGTCATGACGGCCCAGGGCATCCAGGAGATCATCGCGGCCGGTCTCGACTCGATCGCGACGACGGCGACCGAGGTCGGCGGGCAGATCGGGCAGGCGATGGTGACGGCGATCACGACGAGCGCGAGCGCGAGCGACCTCGCGACCTCGCTCGACGGCGTCTTCGCCGGAGCCGATGGACGAGGGCTCATGGTCTCCCGGCTGATGGACCACGTCTCGAACGCCGTGAGCCAGGCCGTCGTGCTCGGCGACTCCAGCTACTCGCAGGGCCAGTATGTCGGGGGCTCGAAGACCTGGCAGACGATGGAGGACGACAAGGTGCGCCCAGAGCACGCGGCGATCGACCAGACGACCGTGCCGGTCGACGGCTACTTCAACGTCGGGGGCGAGTCGGCCGCCTACCCCGGCGACCCCAACCTCTCGGACGCGATGGCGGCGAACTGCCGGTGCGTGCTCGTCTACGACACCGGATGGGGCGGTGGGGCGACCGCCCCGCCCTCCGTCATGCCGTGATCTGCTTCCTGGCCGAGTCCTTCGACGACCTCTGGCTGGCCGACGGCAGCGGGCGACCGAACGTCGGGGCGATGCACGAGTGGACGCACGGGCGCCGAGCGAACGACACGAGCCCGAGACCGATGCCTCACCTGATCGTGATGACCCCGGCCGGGATCTTCTGCATCGACTGCCCAGCCAGCAAGGGGCTCCCCGGCCGCTACTGGCAGCGCTCCGGCGAGCCTCCCTTCCTCACGCTCTCGCCGTCCATCCTCATCAACCCGAACCCGAAGAACGCGCCGAGCTGGCACGGCTACCTCCGCAACGGCGAGCTGCTGGCGGCGTAACTGCCCCGAATAGCGTTAACGCGCTACGCTGCTCTCACGGGCTGAGCCCGAGGACAGTCGCTCGCAAGAGTGGTCCTCATGAGCGCTCACTCAGCCCCAGCTCAGGGCCCCGATCAGGCCCCGAGTGATCGCAGTCGCTCGGCGGGCGGGCTCTCGCAAGAGAGTGACTCGCCGAGCGGCTGAGACTCCTTCCCCCTCTCGCCGTTCGCCGTGAGGTATGGTGCGCGCGTGCTGCCATGCCGTTAACGGCTGAGAGGAGCCCCCGATGAGGCGCTACCAGTTCGCCCCCCTCGACGACGAGCCAGAGCCGTTCGCTGCTGGCGACGTGCCCAACGGAGCGATGTGCACCTGTAGCCACGCTGCGAGCGCTCACGCCAACCTCGCAGCCGGGGCGAACTCCGGCGCCTGCCAGATGGCGAACTGCACCTGCAAGGCGTTCAAGGCCAAGGGCTCGCACACGATCGCCGAGCTGATCGAACTCGGGGCCACGCCGACTGACCGGGTCACCGAGGATCAGGTGGCGATCTACTCGCTCAACGAGGTCGACTTCGCCATCGGCGACGAGCCCCCCTACTGGGCGTTCATCTCCAAAGCCGAGCGAGACGACGCCGTCAAGAAGGGCCAGGCGATGCCGGACGGGTCGTACCCGATCCGCAACGTCGGCGAGCTGGACAAGGCGATCCACGCTGTCGGTCGGGGCGGGGCCGACCACGACGCGATCCGGCGCCACATCATCAAGCAGGCGAAGAAGCTCAACGCCGAGTCGCACATCCCCGACAACTGGAACGCCGACGGCTCGCTCAAGAAGCCAGCGAAGTCGTCGAGCGCCGAGGGCGTCGAGGCTCTGACCGCCGACGGGCTCGTGCTGCTCACGCCGGAGGAGGTCGCCGCTGCCGAGCTGCCCGAGCGCTGGCACGCCTTCCTCTTCGTCGAGGGGCTCCGCACGACGGACGGCCGCGCCGCCCAGGTCGGCGCCGGAGACTTCCGCAACCTCCCGGTCGGCCTCTCCTGGCAGTACAGGAACGAGCCCGGCCACCGCAGCTCCGAGGTCGTCGGGGCGATCGAGGAGATCTCCTACAAGGAGGGTGGCGAGACCTGGCAGCTCGTCTACGCCGAGGGCAGCTTCGACCTCGGCTCGGCCGTCGGGCAGGAGTGCGCCCGTCAAGTCAAGCTCCAGGGCGGGACACGCTTCGTCTCGGCCGACATCGAGCCGATCGAGTCAGAGCTGGTCTACCTCGATCCCAGCCAGCCGCCGACGAACGACATCCTGGAGATGCTCTTCGGCGACCAGGACTGCTACGAGCTGCTCACGAGCTACCGCCTCTGCGCTGCGACCGTCGTGAACATCCCCGCCTTCCCTCAGTGCGTCATCGCCCCGATCGACGTCGAGCTGGAGATCGTCGAGCCGCAGGGGCTCCCCGAAGTCGAGCCGCCGCCTCAGCCGATGCTCCTCGCCTCGGCGATCCACGCGCCGGTCGAACCGCCGCCCGAGTGGTTCGACGACCCGAAGCTCACGAGGCCGACGCCGCTGCGGGTCGAGGAGGACGGCCGGGTCTTCGGCCACATCGCCGAGTGGGGGCGCCAGCACACCGGCTACCTCAACCAGCGGAAGAACCCGCCGCACAGCCGCTCCGGCTACGCCTACTTCATGACGGGCAAGGTCCGCTGCTCTGACGGCTCCAGGCGGGCCACCGGCACGATCACGATGGGCGCCGGGCACGCCGACAAGCGCGCCGACTGGCGGATGGCCCAGGCTCACTACGACGCAGGGCCCGGCGCCGTCCAGGTCTGCGACGTCTCCGTCGGCGAGGACGACATCGGCATCTGGGCAGCCGGAGCGCTCCGGCCGGGGGTCACGGAGGAACAGCTCCGTGAGTTCATGGCGCTCGCCCCCTCCGGCGACTGGCGTCCGATCGGCGCCTACCCAGAGCCGGAGCTGATCGCCGTCGCCCAGGTCGTCGCCCCTGGGTTCCCCGTGCTCTCGCTCGCTGCGAGCGCGGGCACTCTCGCCGGGCTCGTCGAGTTCTCCCGGCCGCGCGTCTTCATGCGGGACGGCGAGGTCGCCTCCCTCGTCGCTGCTGGCCGGGTCTACGACGACCCTGGCACGGACGCCTGGCACCGGCTCAATGAGCGGCTCACGGCCATCGAGGCGAACTACGAGCTGATCCGGCCGCTGCTGCTCGATCAGATCGACAAGAAAGTGAACCCAGCATGACCGACGAAGACCCGGCTCCGGCAGCCACGGAGCCGACAGAGACCGACGTCGACGAGGAGCTGGAGAGCGAGGCTCGCACGGTCAGGGCGACTCCGGTGAGCCCGGTCCCGACGACCTACGACATCGAGCTTTGGACAGGCGCCGACCTCGTGCTGCTCGGGCTGATCTTCCACACGCCCGTCGGCTCGTCGACCTACTTCCTGGACCCGAACGCCGCCGACCGCCTCGCCGACCGGCTCCGGCACTCGGCCCGCTCGGCGCGGCATCGCCAGCGAGAGAAGCTCGTCGAGGTCCATCAGGACGTCCTCGACATCGTGCAGGGCAACGGCAAGCTCATCATCCCCAGGGGGTAGCCCATGACTCGCGGCCAGTCCGTCACGATCCTGGAGCGCAGCGTCCCTCTCATCACCGTGTTCAAGCCAGAGCTGGCGAGCTTCGTGCCCCGGCATCTCCGTCACGCCACCGTCGACGAGCGCGGGCGTCGCCATGTCGACGACCAGGACGAGGACGACACGAGCTACCTGGCTCACAGATCGCCGTAGCCCGGCCTCTACGGCAGAGCGCCGCCCGCCCCGCTCCGTGCCGTCTTGCTCAGCGGCTCCGGCCGGGCGGGCGTGCTGCCCCCATGCTTGCTATCCGCGATCGAACTCCGTAGGGTTACGCGCATCCGAGTCATCGGTGCTGCTGTCGGCCCAGACCGGCAGAGCCGAGCGGCGACAGGCCATCGGCGTCCACGGTTCCCAACCTGCCGGAGGCCCTTCCGATGTTCGATCCCACCAGCCGCAAGATCCGCTACCAGTTCGCCCCCCTGCCCGACCTGCCCGACCTCACCGCCCTGAGCGCTGACGAGCTGGCCGAGCTGGAGAGCACGATCCTCGCCCAGTTCTCGGCCCTGCGCCCCACGGCGTCCACGCCCGAGGACATCGCCTCGCTTTCGACGATGGCCGAGCAGCTCACGACTGTCCGGGCCGTCATCGCTGAGCACGCGGCCCAGCCGCCAGCCGCTCCCCCGGCTCCGGCAGCGCCAGCCGACGACATCGCGACTCGCCTCGCCGCGCTCGACGCCCAGGTGGGCGTTCCGGCTGCCGAGACCCCGCCCGTCGAGCCAGCCGCCGTAGCGCCCCCGGCAGCGCCAGCGACGCCGGTCGACGCTGAGGGCATCGCCGCAGCCGCCGCTCGCGGTGCGACCGAGGCGTTCGCCACCGCGCTGCCCGGCCTCATCACCGCCATCCGAGAGCGCCCGACCGAGCCGGTCGCCACGGCTCGCGGCCTCGCGGCCTTCCGGCCCGGCCACCTACAGCCGATGGCCGACCCGCAGCTCGGCGGCCTCGGAGGCGCCCGTCCCGTGACGATCACGGCCGGAGCCGACATCGAGGGCGTCGGCGCTGGCTCCGTCCTGCCCGACCTCCACGCTGTCGCCGAGGCGATGTCGAAGCGCTGGAACCGCATCCGCAACAGCTCGGGTGGCATGCGTGGTTCCGAGGAGGTCGTCATCGCCTCGATCCACGCCGACTATCCCGAGGAGCGGACGTTCCGCAAGGACGACACCGACGGCAACATGGCGAAGCTCCAGGCCGTCGTCTCGCCCGAGGCGATCCTCGCCTCCGGTGGCCTCTGTGCCCCCGTGGCGCCGTACTACAACCTCATGGTGATCGCTGAGGACCTCCGGCCAGTGGCAAGCTCGCTGCCGACGTTCGCGGCGACCCGTGGTGGCATCAAGCTGATCCCGCCGCCCCACCTTGGCGACCTCACCGCCTCGCCCCCGAGCCCGAACCCGAACAACCTCGGCTCGGCCGTGGGCGTCGAGACGGTCTCAGAGGACGCCGACGGCGGTCTCAAGCTCTGCTACGACGTGGGCTGCGCGAGCCCCATCGAGTACGACGTCGAGATCATCTGGCGCTGCCTCCAGTTCTCGAACCTGACCGCTCGGACGTTCCCCGAGCAGGTCGACGCCTTCGTGCGCCTCACGATGGCGAAGTGGGCGAGCGAGGCCGAGACCGTCCTCCTGACGAACATGGTCGCTGCCTCGAAGCAGATGACCTTCGCCAAGACCTTCGGCACGGCTCGCCAGCTCCTCTCGCAGATCGAGCACTCGGTGGCCTACTACCGCAACGTGAACCGCACGGACCCGGCGCTGACGATCCACGTCTGGCTCCCGGCCTGGGCGCTGAACGCGATGCGCGTGGACCTCATCGGCACGCTGGCCGTCGGCGGCCTCGACAACTTCGACGTCGCTGACGCCGAGATCGAGGGCTACTTCGACAACCTCCACGTGGCGGTGACCTGGTACATCGACACGCCGACCGGCGCGGGCCAGACCTTCGACCTCGCCGTCTCCGGCGACGCCATGCCGGACTTCCCCTCGACGATCCTCTCGATCGTCGCAGCGGAGGGCTCGTTCCTCCACCTGGACGCTGGCGTCCTAGACCTCGGCCTCATCCGAGACTCGATCACGACCGCCCAGAACAAGTTCCGTCAGTTCGGCGAGTCGTTCGAGAACGTCGCCTACGTGGGCGTCGAGTCGCTGGCGATCACGCACACCTGCTGCCCGGACTCGACCTACGCAGCGGCCATCGCCATCACGTCTGGGCAGGTCTGCCCGGACGCCGGGTCCGGCCTGTAGACCCCGAGAGGGATCGAAGGGCAAGGCAAGAGGGCTTCGAGAGAGAGGGTGTGAGCGATGGCTCCGACTAGGACGCTGGAGAGGTTCGTCGGCTGGGAGGACTACTACGACATCCCGACCGTCGGCCCGGCCGCCGTCATCAACGCGCCAGCGCTCACACTCTCACCGTTGTCCCTCACCACGAGCTGCCCCGTCATCGACGTGGCGAGCTACCCGGCAGACCTCGCCGATGACCAGACGGGGAAGCCCCCGAGCGACGTCTTCGGCGAGCCGCTGTTCGACCGCTGGGTCAACTCCTTCGACTTCCTGCCGGAGATCGTCGGCCCGGCCGACGGCTACCCGACCTGTGGGTCCGGCTTCTCGGACGCGCTTCGGAGCTGCCCCGAGCACGGCGTCAGAGCGGCCTTCATGGTCGCGATGGACGACACGCGATCGACGCTCGGCTACAAGGCGAGCGACGCTCAGCAGCGCGTCCAGCGCGGCCTCGCGGCTCACGAGTGCTGGCGAGTCGAGAACCAGTGGTGGACGGGCTCGATCGACTCGACGCAGCCGCATCTCACCGCGGTCGATCCCTACTACCCCGTCGGCCCCGCCGCTGTTGGCGTGCGCGAGTCGCTCGCCGCTCTGGAGGGCGCCATCGGCGAGAAGGACGCTGGGCAGGGCGTCATCTGCTGCACCCCCTACCTCATGAACTACTGGGCCAGCCGAGGCGGCGTGCCCTTCCGGTATGACGGCTCGCCGTCGACGCCGGGGGGCGCTCGGCGCATCTGGACGCCGAACGGGAACCTCATCATCCCCGGCTACGGCTTCGATGGCTCGGCCCCGATCGACCAGACCGACCCACCCGTGCCGCTGCGCTACGCCAAGCAGCAATGGGCCTTCGCCACCGACATGGTCTACCTGCTCCGAGGGACCGTGGAGGTTCTCCCCGAGGGCTACGAGGAGATGTCGCCAGCGATCGTCCAGGACAACGTCATCACGTGGCGGGCATACCGTCCGTGGGGGATCTACTCGAATGGCGCGCTGCGAGCTGCCGTGCTCGTGGACACCACAGTGGACTAGGAGACCAGCATGACCACCCCAGCACTCATCGGCCGCAAGTCGATCCAGGGTCTCGCGATCAGGGTCTGCCGAGAGCAGAGCGACGGTACGCCGGTCGCCAACTCGACGGGCGCCTACGCCAACTCGGCGTTCGTGAAGCTCGACATCAAGCCAGTCATCGAGGCGGCGAACCAGTTCACGACCAAGGACGCCTCCGGCTCCATCGACATCAACTACAGGGACGACGACAAGGTCAAGTGGTGGGAGCTCACGCTGGAGATCACCTACCCCGACCCGTGCCTCATGGAGCTGCTGCTGAACGGCGAGCTGCTGCTGGACGGGGCGTCGACGCTCGGCTTCGCCTACCCGAACCTGGCCGAGGTCACCGACCCCAACCCGGTCTCGCTGGAGGTCTGGACGCGCAACATCTTCAACAACACCCAGCTCTCCGACTACCCCTACCAGCGCTACCTCGCGCCGTTCACGAAGTGGCGTCCCGACGACAACACCTTCGCCAATGCCCCGCAGACGTTCATCTACCAGGGCTACGCGATGGAGAACCAGAACTACGGGAACGGCCCGTGGAACGACTGGACGAGCAACGAGACGTCGGGAGGGACGGCTCTGGACTCGACGCGCTCGCTGGCCTGGATCTACTCGACGCATCTCCCCGTCCTCCACCCCGGATACTCGTCCTCGGTCGGCTAACCAAAGGAGCCCCCATGACCCGCTTCTTCCGCCTGCTCTTCGCCCTGATGCTGCTCGGGCTCTACGGCGTCGTCATCCACGACCCGAAGACGAGACGGCTCGCCCGGCTCGCTCGGCGGCTCCGAGCCAAGATGATCTTCCCCGCCGCTCACGCCTACACCTTCGCCGGGAGCTGGTCGCCCGGCACCTTCGTCTACGGCTCGCTGGGCGGCGACATCGTCCCCGCTGCTGGAGCTGCGCTCCAGATCGCCCTCGTCGGCGGTGCGGATGCTGCGGACAACGTGTGGACGACCCGGTTGAGGTCGGCCAATGCCCCGACGCTGCTCACTCTCGATGGCAACGGCAACCTGGCCGAGCAGTTCCTGGACCCCGGCGACTACCAGTACACGGTGACGCCGGTCGGTGGTTCGACGAGCGGGCCGTTCACCTTCCACGTCTCGCCGGACGCTGCCGAGCCGAGCGTCGAGGAGGGCGACCTCGTGGTCGAAGGAGGCATCGCCACGGCGCCGAGCGCGGCCCCCTCGACGACCTCGCTCTCGACCGGCACGCCGTTCCACAACATGCTCGGCTACGACATCGAGGTCCGCACGCCCGTCACCTACACGGCGACAACGAGCCCGGCGACGCTCAAGTCCATCGTCTCGTCGAGTTCGCCCGGCTCTGCTGGCGCGACCGAGGTCTCGATCCCTGCCACAGCAGCGACGCCGCTGGCCGGGACGGTCCTCACCCACGTCGTCCATGTCCCGGCTGGCTGGTATCTGCGTCTGGACGTGGCGCAAGCCGTGCTCGGCACGTCCGTCATCACCCCGATCTAGCCTGGAGGTCCGATGTCCACCCCGACTGCCACCAACGTCGCCCAGTTCTACAAGCCCAACCCCGACATCCTCGTCGCCGACATCGACGACGAAGCCACGACGATCACCCGCCTTGTGGCGGATGACGGCTGGCCCGGCGACAGCTCCGGCCCCGGCTCGGCCGACTACTTCGTCCAACTCGACGACGGCGTCCACTGTGAGAACGTCGAGGTCACGTCCGGACAGGGCGATGCCGGGCTCACTGTCACCCGAGCGGCGACGGCCTACGCCTTCGCTGCGGTCAACAACGGCCGCGCCGCTGGCGCCGACGGAGCGATGACGGAGGGCGACGCGACGCTCACCTGCGCGACCTCGAAGCCGTTCCGAGCAAGCGACGTCGGCAAGGTCGTCTCGGTCGCCGATGCCGGGGCCGGTGGTGACACCCCGCTCGTGGCCCTCATCGACGGGTTCACCAGTTCGTCGATCGTCACCCTCTCGGCCGTAGCCGGAGCAGGGGTGAGTGACAAGGCCGTCTCGATCGGCACGCTGACGAAGCTCACGCCGTGGCCCGCCTTGATCGCCGGGCTCTGCTGTTCGTTCCCAGTCGACTGACCACCAGAAGGAGATCCCATGGGCCTCACGACCTACACCGAGGACCTCGTCCTCAACGCCTTCGGGCAGGGGGCCACGGCTCCGCTCTCGGGGCCGACCGATCACTTCTTCGGTCTCCTCACAGGGACGGAGTGGACAGGGTCGGCCAGCTACACCGAGGGCGAGTACGTCATCCCGACCACCTTCAACTCGATCACCGGCCAGACCGGCAAGATCTTCATCTGCACGGTCGGCGGGGAGTCGAGCAGCGAGGAGCCCTCATGGCCGACGACCCCTGGCGGGACCGTCGTGGACGGTGGCGTCACCTGGACGGAGGTCTCGCTCCTCTTCCAGGCAGGGACGTTCACCGGAGCTGAGCTGGAGATCGGCACGGCGAACTACGCCCGCGCCGAGGTCGCCGGGAACGCGACGAACTTCCCGAACGCCTCGGACGCTCAGCCCGCTGTGCTCAGCAATGGCACGGCCATCAACTTCAACTCCCCGTCGTCCGACTGGGGGCTGGTTATCGGCTGGATCGACTCGGACGCCGCCACGGCCGGGAACATCTGGGCCTGGGGAGCGATGGCGACGGCCATCGACTGCGCCTCCGGCTCCTCTCCGAGCTTTGCCATTGGAGCGCTCACACTCTCGATGACTCCGTAAGGCAGAGGCCGTGACCGGCCCTCCTGTCAGTGGCTACAAGGCGTGGTATGACGCCTCACAGATAACGGGGCTCTCCCACGGCGCATCGGTCAATACCTGGCCCGACGAGTCAGGGAACGGGAACGACCTCGTCCACGGCTCGTTCAGCGCGCCGACCTACTACTCGACGGGCGCTCTGCTCCCGCTGAGCGGGCTGCCGGTCGTGCTGTTCAGCGGCAGCCAGGCGCTCGCCTGCAACCCCCTATCTGAGACGCTGCCTATCACCGTCTTCGCCGTAGGAAGGGCCACCACCTCCCCGGGGTCGTCCGTCTACGTTCTTTGGTCACTTGGTAACATCGCTGGGAAGGAGCACCAGTTCCTCACGTTGTCGAGCGCGTGGTGCCTGTACGAGTCGGGCTATAGCGGCGTCAGTGGCGGTTCGACCGACGCGAACGACCACATCTGGACGGTGCAGAGCAACGGCGGTAGCTCCCTGATGCGGATAGACGGCACTCAGGTCGCGACCGGGGGCGTCAGCAGCGGCACCAGTCCCGAGTTCCTGCTGGGAACGAACAGCAGCGGAGCAGCGCCCTGGCCGGGCATCTTTGCCGAGGTCATCGTCTACGACTCAGCGCTCTCCACCGATCAGATGGCAAGCATCGAGGCTTACCTGTACGCCAAGTGGCTGGCCGTCCCTCGGACGAACCTCGTCGGCGCTGGCTCGACGGGATCGAGGGGGGCGGGCACTCTCAGCGCGCCGGGGGGGCCTCGCCATCTCGTCGGGCACGGCTGCTCCAGATCGGTCGGGCTCGCCACCGTCATAGCGCCACCGCCCGAGCCCTCTGGCACCTTCGACGGGCTGATGCTGGCGCTCGATCCCGACCTCTGGTGGAAGCTCAACGAGTCGAGCGGTTCGACGGTGACCGACTACTCGGGGCACGGCCATCCGGGGACTTACGTGGGCACCGTCACGAAGGGGCAGAGCCCGCCCGGCTCGATGCCGTCGAGCGACAAGGGCGTGCTGTTCGACGGCTCGACGGGCGGGATCACGTCGAGCTACCCGATAGCGCCGACCGGCGACTTCTCCTTCGTCTTCTGGTACAAGGGCGTCGCGTCGTCATGGGCCCCGTTCCTGCTTGGGACGAACGACGTCTATAACAACCACTCAGGCGTCGACTTCGTCGTCGGTGACCTCGCCGGGACCTATACGCTCCAGGCTGGGATCGAGTTCTCAGACGGAGAACAGGGCCTACCTATCACCGTCCCGAACGACTCGAACTGGCACATGGTCGCCCTCGTTCGCCACGGCAACCGGGTCGGGCTACTACTGGACGATAACGGAGAGGCGTGGACCTCCCTCAGTGATACCGGGACGTTCATCCCCTCGGGGAACAACCTCCAGGTCGCCAAGCCCTTCGGAGCCGACAGCTACTACGGCGGCTCGATCTCTCAGATCGCCCACTTCTCGAAGGCCCTCACCGGCCAACAGGTCTCAGCCCTCTACCAGCTCGGCATCAAGGGGCCGTTCGATCAGGCGGTCATCGCTTCGGACCCGGCCGTCTGGTGGAAGGGCGCCGTCGGGACCGGTGGAGACAGCGGGGAGACCTGGGACCAGTCGCTCGGGCCGGACGTCGCGGGCTACTACGACACCCTCAATGCGGAGTGGACGCTGGGGACCGGGGCAAGTGACTACTACCACGCCAGCTACGGGGCGGGCTCCTCCGTCGTCCCGACGCAGCCGGGCGAGCCGAGCGCGACGTTCACCTTGCCGACAGGGGCGTTCTTCGGGAACTTCCGGGACAACGACACGCCGCCTTACGGCTGGCTGGCCGACAACCCGGTCGGCGGGCTCTCCAGCGCCTTCTCGCTGATGGCCGCGTTCAACGG